AGGAACATGACTACCATAGAAACCGTTTCCAGCTTCAGTTCCAGATATTACTGTTCCAATTGGTATATCTTGATGATAATAAAGTAAATCTCTTACTAAATAACTCTTTCCAGTATCACGACGACCAATTAATACAATTACAGGTCCCTTATTTTCATCTGGTTTAAAAGTAATTTTTTTCATATCAAATTTTTTTAATTCTAAACTCATAATAATTTATTATATATTATTGTTTTTATATTAACGAAAAACATAAAAATTATAATTAAATTAAAAATTAATTAAGATAAAATTTTTAATTTAAAAAATATTCAATAATTATTGATTAATGAATCTAAATTATAAGAAAAATAACAATGAGATTCTTTTTAGCAATTTTACTAATAAAGATTTACTCAATCTAGAGAATCCACAAAACTATATTCCTTTATATGAAAATTTCTTTTCCTTGAATGAAAATAATTTTAACTCAATTAATTTGAATAATAAAAAACATATTACAGAAATAACTGAAAAAGTATCAGAAAATAAATACAAAATAAAGTATGAAGATACTGAAACAAATAATATCCATGAAACTCAATTATTTTTTAAATTAAGTCCACTTTTAGACCCAGTTAAATTTTTAGCTGGAAAATATGATGTTAATGATGAAAATATATACAAATTACCCAAACTAAATGATAATAGTGTATTAGAAAAGATAAGAGACACAAATAATTGCTCTTATGTTGATGGATTCTTTTCATATTTATCTTCACAATTATACAATAATTATGGATTTTTACATGGAATAGACTTCTATGGCTCTTTTCTTGGAATCAAAAATAATTATATAATTGATATTTGTGATGATATGGAATTTTTAGAAGATAAAGATTTTTTTTACAAAAATATTAATAATTTTTTTCATTTTTTAAATCCCGATTATGAAAGTATAATAAATAATAATTCTCGTGATAACAAAAAAAGATTAGAATTTGATGATGATGAAACTGAATTAATGAATATTGAAGAGTTAAATAATCAAAAAACTGCATATGATGATTTAGAAAAAGATTTTTCAAATATTAATATGAATGATTTTGATGTTGATATGAATATAGATAATAGTATAGATATATCAGATAATAGTATAGATATATCAGATAATACTGATAATAATGATAATACTGATAATACTGATAATACTGATACTATTGATGATATAGTTGATAATATATTAGAATCTAATAATGAAGATAATATAACACAACAAAAAGAATTAATATTTGAAACTTTATCATTAAAACATCGTGAAAGTAGTAAAAGTAAATCAAATTCTTCATCTTCTTCATGTTCTTCACGTTCATCTATTACAAATGAAGATTCTGAAAGCAATGAAGATGATGAAGAAGAAGGAGAAAGTTCCGAATCTTCTTCCAGTGAAATGGAAGATGTATTTGTTTCAATAGATAAATTTCCAATTCAAATTATAGCATTAGAGCAATGTAAAAATACACTAGATTATTTGTTAGTTGAAGATATTATTAATGAAGAAGAATTAGGATGTATTGTAATACAAATTTTAATGATTCTAATAACATATCAAAAACTTTTTGATTTTACACATAATGATTTACATACTAATAACATTATGTATGTTGAAACTGAAAAGAAATATTTATATTACAAATATAATGATAAACATTATAAGGTGAAAACATTTGGTAAAATTTTCAAAATTATTGATTTTGGTAGAGCAATATATAAATATAAAAATCATTTAATGTGTAGTGATAGCTTTCATAAAGATGGAGATGCTGCTACACAATATAATTTTGAACCTTATTATGATAATGAAAAACCAGTTATTCAACCAAATCCAAGTTTTGACTTATGTAGATTGGGATGTTCGATGTTAGATTATATTTATGAATTATATGATGATATTGACAAAATTAAATCGCCAATACATAAAATTATAATTAATTGGTGTAAAGATGATAAAGGACGAAATGTTTTATATAAAAATGATGGGGAAGAGAGATATCCAGATTTTAAATTATATAAAATGATTGCTAGAAAAGTTCATATGCATATTCCCTCTCAAGAATTAAAAAATAAATATTTTGATAGATTTGTTGTTGGTAAAAAAGAAATAAATAAGAGTGCCAAAATATTTAATATCGACACATTAGAAATTTAAGATTTATAATTTTAAAATAATTGAATAAAATTATAAATTATAGTATCCCCAACTTTGTCCTCTTCCTGGAGAATAATCAACACTCCCTAATTCTTTTATTATATTCCATTCTTTTGCTTCTTTCCATGCGCGATTAGGACCAAGATTCCAATGTCTTAACCAATCATGATTTATAATAGTATCATCCATAATTACTATACTTTTATCATGAGCTAATTTTTTACAGTTTATTATATCTCCTCTTGCAACATCATACATATGACCCCCATCTATAAAGATTATATCAAATTTTTTATTTACATTAGTAGAATAATAAGGAACTGTTTCTAAACTATTACCTATAATAAGTTCATGTCGATTTGGATAAGTTTTATCAATAAATTCTTTTCCTAATTTTACATAATTATGTTCACCTATATCAAAACTAACTACTTGAATATTTTTATTTGAAGATAAAAATAATTCTGATGAATGCCCTCCATTAAAACCAATTTCCATTACATATTTAATTGATGGATTATTAACAATATTTTTTAAAAAAGTTGTTTGTTCTTCTACTTGCTGAGAAAATCCTTCATCAAAATTAGATATTTTTTTTTCATTATAAAATTTTGCTAAAGTATTCATAATATATAAAAAATATATATTTTATTAATTTTATCTTTATTCCGTTTTTTCCAAATATACATTATCACATAATTTCTTTATTATTTTCTCTCTTCCATCTTCAACTGATTTACCACATTCACTCATCAACTTTGCAAATTCTTCTTGTTCACTTGGATTATTCATATAATTAGGATGTTCTTCTAACCATACATTCAAGTTTTTTAATTGTTTTGATTCAACTTTCTTTAATGCTTTATTTATATGTTCCTTATTATCATCTTTTTCCCATTCATTATTTTTTACATATAATGTTTCTCGTTTCTTATCAGTGCAATGTAATGGTCTTTCATATAATGATAGTTTATTCATATTTTCTATTATAATATTACTTATACCATGTGTTTGCCCTTTTTCTTTTGTTGTTAATAAGTTTTTCATGGAAACTTCTATTTTATTAATAAATTCATCCATTGATAATGCATCTTTACATTTTTCATTTAAAAATACATTAATATTAAATTTCTGTTTTATATTATTATTATTGTTATTACCAACTTTTGGAATTAGTTCACTTATTTGTTGTTGCAATTCGGTATTTTGTTTTATTAACATATTGCGCATTTCTTTATTTTCATTAATTAATTGTAAAAACATTGTTTCATAATCTTTTTCCTCTTTTTTGTTATTACATTTTTTTTTATGATTATATAATCCTTGTCTACTATTATATTTTTTACCACACACACAAATATATTCTTTTATCAATTCGTTTTTTTTCGAGATTATATGTAAAGATTCGTCAACAATTAATGATTTTTTATGTTTTGCTGTCAATAAATGTCTTTCATAATCAGTTTTTTTGCTAGTATTAAAGTTACAATTTACACAGCAAAATTTATTTTCGTATTTTTCGTTTTTTTTTGTCAACATTTGTCAATAAATAATTGTCATAAAAAACTCCTAAATATTTTACGAAATTATTTTATAAAAATTCTCAGTAACACTTTTAAAAATCAAAAAATATAAATTAGAGCATTATGCTGTAAAGTGATTTTTTCACTTTTTTTTTACAATTCTCAAATCGAAAAATTAAAAATGGACATTTTTTATGTCCAATTTTTAAAAATGGATTATAGAATTAAAAGTAAAAAAACGTGCGTTTACACTGTTCAAACCATTATTTTATAAAATAAGCAAATATTATTTATTTTATAAACCTTATTCATCTACTTTTTCTATATATACATTATCGCATAACTTTTTTATTATTTTATCTCTTCCATCTTCTACAGATTTTCCACATTCACTCATTAACTTTGCAAATTCTTCTTGTTCGCTTGGATTATTCATATAATTAGGATGTTTTTCTAACCATACATTCAAGTTTTTTAATTGTTTTGATTCGACACTTTTCAATGCTTTATTTATATATTCTTTATTGTCATCTTTTTCCCATATATTATTTTTTACATATAATGTTTCTCGTTTCTTATCAGTGCAATGTAATGGTCTTTCATATAATGATAGTTTATTCATATTTTCTATTATAATATTACTTATACCATGTGTTTGTCCTTTTTCTTTTTCCCCATTTATATATTTAGTAAATATATAAATCAGTTTTTTATTGAATAATAAAAAAATTGAATTAAATAATATGACTGATAATAATAATATAGTCTGTAATATTGAAATGGATTTAACCAAATTATCAAAAACCGAACTTTTAGTGAAGTGTGAAGAAAATGGAATAAAAAAATGTAAATCAAAAAATAAAGAAGAATTAATTGCTTTACTTAAAAATAAACCTGTTGAAAAAAAAAAGATTGAACTAATAATTGAAGATGATGAAGAAGAAATTAAGAATGAAGTTATAACACAACAAGATTTAGAAATAAATAAAATATATAACGAAGATTGTGTTATTGGAATGAAAAAGATTAAAAGTGAAAGCGTAGATATTATAATTTGTGACCCTCCATATAATATTGGAAAGGATTTTGGGAATGATAGTGATAAACAAAAGATGGACGATTATTTATTATGGTGTGATAATTGGATTGCTGAATGTTTAAGAATACTTAAACCACAAGGAACTTTATATATATACGGATTTAGTGAAATTCTTGCTTTTATAAGAACACGTATAACTTGTAATGTGAGATGGTTAGTATGGCATTATACTAATAAAGTAACTCCATCACTAAATTTTTGGCAAAGAACGCACGAAAGCATTTTATGTTGTTATAAAGAAAAACCGATATTTAATCGTGATGACGTTAGAGAACCTTATACGGAAACATTTCTAAAAAATGCTGCTGGAAAAGTAAGAAAACCAACAGTAGGTAGATTTAGCAATGGTGATAAAGAAACAACATATACTGCTCACGAAGGAGGAGCATTGCCAAGAGATGTTATAAAAATTCCAGCATTAGCAGGTGGAGCAGGAAAAAAAGAACGCGTTGATCATCCAACCCAAAAACCATTAAATTTATGTGATACTTTAATAAAAGCATCTTTAAATAAAACTTCTAATACATTATTAGTAGTCCCTTTTGTTGGTTCAGGTTCAGAGTGTGTTTCAGCAAAAAAAAATAATGTTAATTTTATTGGTTTTGAAATTAATGGTGATTATATTAATACAGCGAATGAAAGATTAGATGATTTTGACAATAATTAAATATTAGTTAATTTATCAAGTAAATCAATATAATTGTATTTTGGTTTATTTTCTACTACAGCAGACGCTATAATAAACTTTTTTATTTCTTCTGTCATTTCAATATGTATCCATAATTGAGATGACATACTAAATGTGATTGACATTTTACAACCATTAATTTCATTTGTATTCCATCCAACTTGTGTATCTTTATTTTTTCCTCTTTTTCCAATTGTAGGTTCCCAATCATATGAAGAAGGGTCTAAAATTAAGTAATTACTTGGTATCAATAACCAATCATAACTAATATTTTCTTTATCTGTTTCATCTCTTACTATAAATGAATAATAGTCAAAATTTTTTCGTTTATTAATTTCTTCAATTATTTCTGTTGGCGTTCCACATTTTTTTTCACTACAAACCGTAGTTAATCTATAAGAACTAATGTCAATACTTTTTTTATTATTTGAATATTTTGCGGATTTATTGCTAATTCTTCCTAATGAACAATTAATGTCCATACCAGATGAATGACTTCCGTCGCTTTTAGAATAGATATCAATTCCTAATGATGAAAATATTATAGCGTTGATGTCCTCCCATATTGTTTCATTTATAGAAGATGAATTAATTAAATGGTATCCCTTAACACATTTTTTGAAATTTATATCAATTAGTTCAATATTTTCACAAATATCAGTAATGTTTTTAACTTCACATTTATCATCATCTTCAATAATTAGTATTGGTTGTTTCTTTACCTTTTTTGTCTTTGTAACAGAAGAGGTAATCACTTCATTATTTAATTCAGGTTTAGTTTCCATTTCTCTATATTCTATTATGATAAGTATTTTATTTATAAAAAGCAATTCAATTTTTTTATAAATAATTAAATAATATATATATGCCTAAACATAAGAGCGAAGATTTCAAATTATCTGCTGTTGAATATTATTTAACCGAAGATGTTTCACAAGAGCAAGTATGTAAAATATTTAAGTGTAGTCCAAGAAGTTTAATGCGTTGGGTTGAAAAATATGATGAAGGAGGTGAAATCAAAAGACACAATAGACAACCGATAGCGTATAAAATTAAACAAAATGAAGTTAAGTTTATACTTAATGAAATTAAAAAGATAAAACAATTACTATAAAAGATTTATTAGCAAAAGTTCAATTAAAATATCCTAATTTTGATATTACAAGAAGACACTTAAATCGTGTGTTTAATGATAATAATATAACTCTAAAAATGACAAGATTTAGACACGAACCAGTTAAAAGATTTGGTAAGGAAATTAACATCAATAGCAAAATAAAAGAATTTTATGATGAAGTGAAAAAATATAATGTTGATGATATCATTTGTATTGATGAAACAAGCATAAAATCATTAGAAAAACGACATCATTGTTATAGTGAAAAAGGTAAGAGATGTGTAATAAAAACACAATCACAAGAAGTATTCAAAAAATATACAGGTATATTTGCGATTTCAACCAAAGGAGTTTTAGGTTGGGATTTATATGAAAAAAGTGGAATTAATGCTGATAGATTATATGAATTTTTAGAAACACATATAACAAATAAATACAAAAATAAATTAATTATTTTAGATAATGCGAGCAGTCATAGAAACGATAAAATTAAAGAATTTGTTAATAAAAATAATAAATTACTTTATGCTGTTCCATATCAACATTTTACAAATTGAATTGAAAATTATTTTAGTATGATGAAAGCGAGATTAAGAAAAATAGAAGGATTGACACATAGCGAAATAAAACAAAATATTTCAAATGTGATAAGAAACATTCCAAAAGAAAAATACGAAAATATATTTAAGGGTGCTTATAATAGAAATGCTGTATATGTAAAAAA